AGGCTGTCGCGTCTGCAACTGATACATAGCTTTCAGCGTTTGCAAGTCCAGTACCGTCCTCAACGATTAACGCCATTTTAATCCTCCATCCATTCAATCATGCCGTAAATTCCGCTGCCAGAAACAACTTGGTTATCAGCAAAAATAATTAAACCTTCATTTTTTGCCAATATAAAACCTTCGCCATTATTGTCAAACTCAATAGTTGACGCATTTCCAGTAAATTTAGAAATAACTGAGCGTTCCAAAAAATAAGGCTCTTGCGTCACGCCTGTCATATCTAAACCAGCTTGATTGCGTAAGCATAGCATTTTGCTAGGCTCGTTTTGATTATCGTACTTTGTTACGGTTAACGTTGTGCCGCTCGTTGGTGTGCCTTTAATGCGAGCAAACCCATAAACTGAATTACCATTGCCGCCCGCGTCTGCGCTATCTAGCTGAATGTGCATTTTTGTTATACGCAGTGACGTTTCATCGGTATTAACAAACGCCTGATAAACCGTACCCGCTGTGACTGTAGTTGGTTTTGTTGCTATTTTGCAAACGTAATGCTTCATAAGTCCGCCATAAATAAAGGCGGGAGAACGCGAACAGGAACGAACGCGAACCCCCTAGAAAAATTAACCTAGCAACGTCGCAACGTGGTTTGGTTTCCATACTTTTACGCCATATAAGCAACGAACTTCAAGCATAGTTTTCATATAACCTTTATAAACTGCAATTTCAAATACTAAACCGCTTGTTGGGTCTTGTACTGTCATCACGTCAACAGCAGAATCGCCACCGTTTGGCATAGCAGGTGGGCGCATGCCTAACTCAACCGCTGATTTGTGAAACGCAACACTTGGTGTGTAAGAGTCGCCAACTGTTAAAGCGTTTGCTGTAGCAATGACTTTTTGTGCGCCTGGAGCATTTAATGAAATAGTACCAGCAGCAGTAACGCCTGTTCCAACAACATATTTGTTTGCAGTATCTGCCGCAAATGTTACAACGTCACCTGCTAATACTGTGCCTGTGCCTGTCACCAATGCAATATCAGTAACACCAACAGCAGTTGAGCCAGAAGTAACGTAAGAAGTACCACCGCCTTTTGTGTGCGTAGTAATACCAGCCGATTCTTTAATCATGATGCCTTGCAAATCAAGCAAAGTACCTTGGCGGAGTAACGCTTCATTGCCTGAAGTGTTAACTTGTTGAAGTGCTGCAAGGTTGCGCAATTTAACGCCAGCCGCTGTGTTCATAATCAATGAAATTTGATTATCAGTAGGACAGCCGTTATCAACTAAGATTTGACGCACTTGCGCAATAGTGTCGAAGTTAGACGCGAATGGTGTAGTGCCAGCTGAACCAACAGCGCGTGATGCGCCTTTGTAAGCAGCTGAGAATAAATCTTGTTCAATTTTGTTGCATAATGCACGGATTGCTTGCGCAATTTGATCGCCATAAATGGTTTCATAGCCTGCACCATTATTGACGTGTTTAATATCTTCGCCAGTCCACGGAATCTGAACCGAAGCGTAAGAATCAAGCGTCATTGTTTTGTTGTCAACGGTTTGATCTGTACCTTCAGGAATTGTCATTGAAGGTGCAAATGAAGTGTTAACGCTTGGTGTGCGAGTGAATGCCGCACGGATTGTGTCGCCTTTTGCAGCGCGGATTGTTGCATCACCATTGATGGTAGATGAAGGGATAAAACCAACTAATTCACGACCAACTACATCTGCCGCTTTGTAAATGTCTGCTGCTAACGAATTTAATACATTTGCCATCTTGATTGCCTTCTAAAATAAAAATAAATATTAGACGGCAATCGAAAACAGGAATTAAGACTCTGTAACTTTGCCGCCACTTTTTGCAAAACTTGCCCGCTCTGGGTGTGACATATTGTCAAACGTTGAACGGCTTACAACTTGTTGTCCAGTGCTACCACTTCCACCATTTGCGCCACCACCGTTATTCTGTGGTGCTGCAATATAATGTTTGCCGTCATCACTGGTCGCCCATTCTGTTACGAACGCGCTTAAATCTTTGTCGCCTATAACTGCCTTGCGTGTGTCGCCATCAATAGCAATTTTCGCCTGTGATGATAACATAGCTTTGACCGCAGGTAAAAATGGTGTGGCAACACCAGCCTTAACTAATGCGTCTGTCAAACCATTATCTAAAAGCAATTTAGATGTAAACCCACTTTCTGAATCTAATGCGGCTTTAGTTTGCTCAAATGCTTTTTGCTGATCTTTTATTGTTTTTTGTGATGCCGTTAGATTGTTTTCTAACTCATCAATTTTGTTTTGTAGTTTATCCAATTCCGCTGGATCTATTTGCTTTCCTTTTCGTGCCTCTTTCAGCTCTGCTAAAAGTTCACCGTTTTTCTTTGCAAGTCCGCTTGTTGCTTCATCAACTGCGGCTTTAATTTGCTCTGCAATACTTAATTCTTCTGACATATAACCCTCTGGGTTGTGGTTGACGGCTCTGCCATCGTTAATAAAATCTAAATTGCGTCTTTAATAATTTCAATCGCTGTATCTTGTGGGATTTCACGGATATTTTCAACGTGTTCTGCCGCACCGATAATGTCACCGTGTGAAATATCATCAACTGCACCTGTTGCTTCATCGACTGCTTTTTTAGCACCGTCTGAAACCTTATGAACAATATTATCAAAAAATGACATAAATATTTCCTTACAAATTAGGGTGTGCCGCTGATGAAATGTGTAACACCAACGACACGAGAGTAAACACATGGCGAGTGTTTGTCGCATTTATACAGTATAAACAATAAAAATTCAATTTTCTTTATTTTTTAATTCATCAAGTGTGTAAGTATGACCGCTTGCATCAACAAACCTATCTAATGGCGTTCCATCACGAAATAATTGCGCTCGTGCTTTGCCTAGCACTTCATCTTGAAACGCCTCTGGTTTTTTCTTTAGCCACGTTTGATAAGTTTCGGTTTGCGCAACTTGCCCATCCATCGATGCGCGTGTGCGACCATCAGGGTTTTTAATCCCTAACGCTTGCCATGATTTTAAAACGCTGACCATTGCCGATCTGCATCTAAAATGCGCAGGAGGTCTAACGCCACTATCAAGCGGATAGACTTTACCGTCACGCGCTTGGCATATTGAAGTAGTCCGACCATCGAGTGTGCTTACCCACTGCAACCCACTAAACAAATCATTATTGTTTTGATAAAACTCATCACGCGCGGTATTAGTAGCGTGTGCCATTGCAGTTGATACTAATGCCTGCGTTTGACGTGCGTTTAATGCTATTACACCATCAGTGTATTGGAGTGCTTTTGTGCCGGTGATACGTTTAACCACGTCACTGTAAGATTGCCCTTCAACCAAGCCTATGCGCACCGCGTCTTGAATTCTTGCGTAGCTATCTGCGTCAAGTTTATCAATCCATTCTTTGATAATTTTACCCTGTAGCGGTTTTGATTCAACTGCAGCAAATAGCGTCACAGGTGCAACCGCTACCATATCAAGCACAACAGGCGTTGAATCATCAATGGCTTTAATTTGCCATTCTTGCTCATACTCTGCTGCGTCTTTCATGTTACTGATTAACTCTTTACCAGCTAAATCATAACCTTCATTTAAAATCGCCCGCACTGATTCTAACCGCGCGTCAATCTGCGGGATTGTCATTTGATTATCAAGGTCGAGCGTTTTTAATTGTTTTACTAAATCTTTTTCAACAACACGCAACAAGTCCATGACCTTTTTACTTGTTGATGAATAATATCGCTGCAAATAAATTTCATGTGCAATCGTTTTATCGCGCAGTTGCGTGTTAGCTGATTCTTCCATTACAACATCCCACCAGTTGCAGGCATAACTGCAATGCGCTCCATCTCATCGTCAAACGATACGTCCTGCATGATAATGTCACCAGCGACAAGATTGTCGAATAAAGTTTGATGCGAGATTGATCCGCTTTGCCAAGCCTTAACCAAACTATCCAAGTCCTGAGCTGTCATTGAGTTTGGAATAAAATCACGGTTTAACTCAATTTTAACATCACCATTCACGCCTGACCAATCGCGCAAATACTCCATGACGTGCGTTAATCCGATACTGATTGATTGTGAAATTGAAGCAAGTACACTGTTTTCACTTGATCTGTGAATATTAGCCGTTTGCGCTGATTCTGCTGCGCGTTTTTCAGGTGCTAAGATTCGCGCCCCAAGCGTTGCCATCATTGCCTCTTTTGATCGCAATGCTTCACGCAATTCGCCTAAGCCTTGACCTGTAAATTCAAGATAAAATGCTTTTGATTGCGGATCCGGCAATAGCCATGCCGTGCCACTACCGATACGCAATGACGCGCTTTTATCGTCTGAATAATAGCCAGTGACTACTGGTGTTGGGAGTCCAGTAAAGTGCAAACCGTGTTCATAATCGGCTGTGGTTCTGTAATGCGATAAATTGACATCGACA